CACACATACTAAAAAGTATTAATGTTACTATTCCTCCCTGATGCTTTTTTGACTGACTTGAGAATATCACGGAATCCCTCATCTGGTTTTTGGTTATAACCAGTTATAAGATTATTCCGCGAAGTGGTAATGATTCTAGTGAGGTGAGGGTTGTTGGCCGAGAATGTTTCCATCTCGGAAATTTTGTGGAAGTGTTCTTCCTGTTCACCGGTCTCAGAATTGAGATATACGTAGGTAGGCATGTTTTATTTATAATTTTCTTGTTCTAACAAGGCCTCAATATCATTGGACCTGAGTATATTTTGTACTCTTTTTTCTTGCTTATGTTCACGATACTCATGAATAAACTCACGTTGTCCACCGTCTTGAAAACGACGTTCTTCTTTGCGATGGTTACTTTCTCGTTTTGACTTGCTCATAATAGCCCCGGAAATGCTTCTTCAATAAGTTTAGATGTAATTCCCTTATATGGGATTTTTTTATCTTTGACTGCCAAAAGAAGTTTTGCTTCTTCTGGGTGAATTGATTCTAATACTTGAATAAACAATGTTTCTCGTCGAATTGGATGTAAATTCTCGTTGCCACCTTCAATAAACAAATACAAACGACGTGCTTCGTTATATAAGCCATTATCGTTTTCTTCTGCTTCTTCAAACTCACGATACGGTGGATTACCATCAGGCAAAGCCCAAACAATTGATGGGTCGAAAGCATACTTAAATAATTGAAGCATGACTTTATTTGGATGGTGTGATTTAAGAAACTTTACCTTTTCTTTACGAGAAGAGATCTCTGAAGCTTCTTTAAGAATTTTACTAACGCGGGGAAGTGCCATTTTAAAACTCGCTAATATTTTCCATAAGATTTTTTAATTTGTTTTTGATAAAGTAGTTAAATAGCTTATCTCTACTTTTACCATCTTGGTTATCATATTGATCGTAAACCTGATTAATAATTCTTTCAGGTATTTCTTTCAGATCAATAAGCATTCTATTACGACAAAAATTCTGATAAATTTCTTGTGGCCATTCTGATCCTTCCGTATTTAAAAGCTCATGCATTTTTTTAACACGCAATGGTTTTTGTCGAGAGTCACTGACAAATGTATCGTCAGCGCTCAACACATTTGGTACACCATCACCAACATCACCTTTCATAATATGTTCATTGAGGAATGAGTCAGGATCATTGCATTTAATCCAACGCTTACGAACTGGATCATATTGACTTACATTAGAATACTTTTGTAATTGCTGAAAGTCTTTATCACCTGATAAAATAAGAATAGCATCACCGCCTAACTCTCTTCCATACTTAGCGCAAAGCGCCCCGATAACATCGTCGGCCTCTGCAGTTTCAACTTGGATAGTACGATATGGAAAGTATTCTTTAAGTTCGTCGCGGATTTTGTTGAGTGATTGAAAAATGGAATTCCAATCGAGATCTGATTGCTCTCTGCTCTTTTTACGACCAGCTTTATAGTAGGGAAAAATATTTCTTCGCCAATAGTTTTTATCGTCGCAAGCAATAACAAGTTCGCCATACTCTTTACCAAACTTAACGAGATTATATCGAATAGAATTAAGAATCATATGCCGTAAAATATTCTCATCGACATCTACTTTATGGCCACCAAGAGAAACCATAAGATTAGCAATCATTACTTGGTTAAGGTCTAAAATAATCACAATATATTTCCTTCACAATTTTATATATTCTACCACAATCACACAAAAATGTCAACTAGAAAAAGTCAAATTCTAATTGATCAGGATTTTCGAACATGACATAATTTTGGTCAGTATATAGTGTTTGCGAGAATCCTTGCATGGGATGAGTAATAGAATTAAACTTAAAGACGAGAGATCTTAGTGATTCAAACATGAGAGATATATCGTATACGTAATCTTCGTTAGATATATCATAACCATCATGGTGTAACTCTGTTAAAAGAAATCCAGCGTATTGATCGCACATATCCTCTAGATCTTCAGAGGCAGGTTTAAATTCTGCGTCGAGTCTTCTTTCAATAGGAAATCTGATAACATTGTTTTTTTCTTCCATGAATATATTTATCAAGTTCCATATCTAAACATTTTCCCCTGTATAGATCTATCTTTTGTATTTTCTATTAAACTTGTCAACATAGCGTTCCACTCATGTGTCCTACGTTCCCAACCATAAAATACATTAGAATAAGAAGATGCAGAACTATTAGGCTGATAATTTTCTTTAGCCTTTGTAACTGCGTTATCTAAAATGTTGTAAAAGATACCTGCATGCTGATTTACATCTTCATGCAATTGATACATTTGATTCCAATTGGCTGCTGTTTCTGGCAGGGCAGCATAGTTAGAATGAATGCAAATAAGTCCTGCCGACATAGCTTCCATTAAACACAAACAAGAAGTTTCAGCCCAAATAGATGGGTAAGCAAAAATATGAGATTTTTTAAGTGTATCTCTAATAACAGAATTGTCTACTGTTCCGTGATTAGTGATATGTGGATGCTCATCCATTTTATCAAACAAATCTTTAAACTGCTCATCTCGTTGTTCCCAACCATAAAGCTTAAAAGATGAGAAAACATCAAGATGAATATTATCATGCTTTTCACAAAGAGCTTGAAATACTGGAATTAAGATTTGCAAACCACGATGAGGAGTAGGCGTATATACAATGTTAACACCATCTTTGGTATCAGGTTTTTCATGCTCTTCAATTGGATCAATAGCGTTATGCAATACTACGCACTTCGACCAAGGAATACCATAGGCTTGCATATAACCTTGCATTTGCCAATTAGATACAAACACAAACTTATGAAACTTTTCTTGCTCATCTTTATCTTTGAGAAATTCAGATTCAGGATCACCTGGTAAATCATGAGCCCAGAAAATCCGAACTTTATCTTCCTGTAATTCTCTAACTCTCGATGAAACAATCTGGCATTCTTTTAAAAGATCTTTATTAACTCTTTCGGCAAGTTCTATTGTCATTTTTTCGGTGCCGCCCATCGAGTTTTCATTTGTTTCATTGCGAACAAATACGCTATCACGAATCTCAGCCATTACAATTCTTCTCTATCTTTTTTCAAATTATCATTCTTTACAGATTGAACTACACCACGATTTCCTTGGTTACTTTTTGCAGTAAATGGAAATAAACAAAGTGTATAGCCATTGCTATCTTTAACAGATCCCATAGGATAAACAATCTGATTTGTCTTTTTTACACGCCAAACGTCTAACATTATAAACTAACTCCTTTGAGCATATCATTCATTTCAATATGATTTTGATAATCGGCAACATATACATCATCAATCATAATATGTGGAAAGCCTTCTTGATCTGGAAACTGATCTAAGAAATCATCAATATCAACATCTGCTGATTCATCAGCGCCAACTTTAAGTTCTGTATACTCGATGTTGTTCTCTACAAAATAATCTTTTGCTACAACGCAGTGGCCACACCCATCGAGTGAATACATTACAACTTTCATTTTATTTCCTCTAAATGTCTTCCGTTAATTTTTCCGCCAACAAACTCGTTATAATAATCTTCTCGCAATAAAACATTTCTGTCGACTTGTTCTTTGAGTTCATAGTAAGCACATTGTGTTTTGCTATTACATAATAATAACACATGTCGCTCGATTTTGTCAATACCTATTTGCTCAATGTCTTGTAATAAAGATTTACTGGATCCATAATATTTTTTCCAGTCTGATTCGACTCTAACCTTTTTTCTTTTTCCTTTAACACTGCGCACTGCACGAGTCCAAAAGAACTTTTTACCTATGTATTGACGATTGTTTTGTTTGTTTTTGAGAAGATACACCATGCCGACATAGTTTTTTACGTCTTCACTCTGCAATGTTTTGCCATGATAAATCCACGGGTTTGGGTAGTCTGACATATTTTATTATAATATTAGATTCTTCAAAGAGCTGCTTTGTAAATTCAAAACTATCATTCCACTTTTGTTTATCAAAACAACTCTCTTCGATTATAACTTTTTTGATGCCAACTTGGATAACTCCCTTTGCGCATTCAGAACATACTGGAAGTCCATAAACATATAAACTAGCACCGGCTAATGATATACCATTTAAACATGCATTGTATATACAATTTTTTTCTGCATGTACTACATATTTATATTTTTGTTCACGGTCGTTTAAACGTTCCTCGGTGTCATCGATTCCAGCTGGAAATCCATTATAACCAGTGCTTAGTATTTTTCTATTTTTACCTACAGTTACAGCACCTACTTGCCTTGATGGATCTTTGGACCAAGTTGAAACTTCCTTGGCCATAGCCATAAAGCGTTCATCCCATTTCCCAATCTTCATCATATTCTTCCAAATCTAATAATTCAATACTGCACACTGGACAATAACTAATTTCAACATCATCTAATTCATAGTTAGCATCGCGAATAATAACATCCATCTTTACTTCGCACGACTGACACTTAATAGTTTGTTTGACAATGTTTTTCGACATTAAAGTGAAAATCCTTTAAAAGTTGAATCATCTAAATCCTTTTTGATTCCACCTACAATGTATGAAGTGATTTCTGTTTCTTGTGGTGCAACTTGTACTTCTGCTCCGCTAATCCACTTTTGTGTCCAAGGCAAAGGATCTGTTGTACCACGTGAATTACTTAAACCAATTGCATACATTCTTTTGTTTGTAATAAAGTCTACGTAGTTTGAAAGCAACTCATAATTAAGACCAATCATTGAACCATCTTTAAACAAATACTTTGCCCACTCTTTTTCTTGATTAGATACATCTTCAAAGATTTGTAAAACAGTTTCCCTTTCTTTTTCAGCAATCTTAGCAAACTCTTTATCTTCCTTTGGAAGTAATTTAATAAGTTGTTGAGTAGATGCCATGTGCACGTTCTCATCACGTGCAATAAACTTAATAATTTTTGCGTTGCCTTCCATTTTCTTAAGTTCAGCGAATGCCCAGCTGCAAGCAAATGAAACATAGAATCTAATACCTTCAAGTGCATTGACTGCATTCACTGCAAGCCATAGATTTCTCTTCGTTGGTTTATTAATTACATCATCATAATACTTAGAAATAGATTGTGCACAATCAACTATTTCTTCGATGTCTAACATTTCATCAAACACTTTCGATGGATCAGAATAAATGTTACGAATAATGTGAGTGTAAGATCGTGAATGAATAGTCTCACTAAATGTCCAAGTAAGAATCCAATTTTCTAACTCGGGCAATGAGCAAATAGGTAAGAACGCTTCAGCTGGTGCTCGGCCTTGCACAGAATCCAAAAGAATTTGGCGCTTTAAGTTACTAGTAAAGATATGCTGCTCATGCTCAGTAAGACTCTTAAAGTCTTTGCTATCGCGACTAATATCAACTTCTTCTGGTCGCCAAAAGAAACCTAGTTGTTTATCAGTTAACGTTTCAAAAATACGATAACGCTGTTTATCATAACGAGCAATATTAACACGCTCTCCAAAGAAAGCAGGCTGTGATTGTGCATCGATTTTTTTTGTAGTAAATACTGACATTAAATCCTCTTTATAGTTTACAGCTGTCGCATTCTTCTTCTACAACAGGTTCCAGTTCTTCGGGCGGGTCTCGTGTATCTTCAATCTCACCTGCTCCATCAAATGTATTATTATAATATAATTGCTTGCCACCATACTTATAAAACATCAGAATGTGCTTAAGCATTTCACTTAAAGGAATTTTTTCTTCACCATAGTGTAATGGGTTATAACTTGTATTAACAGAAATACCTTGGTCAATAAACTTTTGAAGTATTGCCATGATTTTAAGATAACCTTCTGGAGATTTTTGATCCCATAAGAGATCGTATTTATTCTTTAGGCTTCTTATACTTGGAACTACTTGTTTTAACACACCATCCTTTGATTGCTTAACTGAGATGAGCGATCGAGGTGGTTCAATACCATTTGTACTATTACTGATTTGTGCTGAAGTTTCAGCAGGCATTAGCGCCATTAATGTAGAATTACGAATACCAAAATTTTCAAGTTGAGCTCTTAGTCCATCCCAATCCATTTTATATTCTGGCTTGACCAATTCATCTACATCTTTTTTGTAAGTATCAATTGGTAAGATCCCATCGTTATATCGTGTTTCATCTGACTTTAGGCATGGTTGTTTTTCTACAGCAAGGTCGGCTGACGCCTGAATAAGATAATAAGACCAAGCTTCTGCATACTCATGAATAAGCTCAAGGTTAGGATCTTGATAGTTAGTATCATTCTTAGCTAGCCAATGAGCAAAATTGATAATACCAATACCCAATGGGCGACGATTCATAGTACCACGATGAGCTGCAACAACAGGATAATCTTGATAGCTTAATAAAGCATCCAAAGCTCGTACTGCGAGAGTACATGGCTTTTCAAAATCTTGTGGCTTACGAATCATGCCCCAGTTAATTGCAGCGAGTGTACATAAACTAATTTCACCTTCGGGATCATCGATACTTTTAAGTGGTGTTGTTGGTAGATTAATTTCACAACATAGGTTTGATTGATAAATCGTAGCTTTGTTTTTATCAAACGCACCATGATCATTAGCATGATCAACATTCATTAAATAAATTCTTCCAGTGTCTTTTCTTTCTTGCGCAAACGCAGAGAAAAGATCTGAAGCTAACATAGTCTTTTTACGAATAGATGTTTTACGCTCGTACTTTTCATACAGTTCTTTAAACTTATCTGCGTCAGTAAAGAAAGCTTCATACAAATCAGGCACGTCATGTGGAGAAAATAAAGTAATATTGCCACCACTAATAAGACGCTCGTACATAACACGATTAAATTGTACACCATAATCCATGTGTCTTACGCGTGTTTCTTCTGTTCCTTTGTTGTTTTTAAGAACTAAAAGATCTTCGACTTCGTAGTGCCAGATGGGGTAGTAGACAGTAGCCGCACCGCCGCGGACACCACCTTGACTACAAGACTTAACAGCAGATTGGAAATACTTAAGAAAAGGAATAATGCCAGTGTGAGAAGTATCACCATTACGGACAGCGGAACCGATAGCGCGTATACGACCAGCTCCGACACCGATCCCGGCTTTTTGAGAAACATATTTGACGATTGCTGATGATGTTGCATTGATAGAATCCAGTGAGTCATCTGTTTCAATAAGAACACAAGATGAGAATTGACGTTGTGGTGTACGTACACCTGCCATGATTGGTGTGGGTAAACTAATTTCAAAATTACTTAACGCGTTATAAAGATCAACTACCCATTGCAATTTATTTTCTTTGTAATCGTGGAATAAAGTCATAGCAATGCACATCATTGCCATTTGTGGTGTTTCAAAGATTTGACCATTAGTACGATCTTTAACGAGATACTTTCCTCGCATTTGTTCCATCGCCGCATAGGTCAAAGCGAAGTCGCGATCGTGATCGATCTTACTATTTAAATATTCGATTTCTTCGCGTGTATAATTATCCATTAACACACCATCATACCTAAACTCACCGACATTCATTACAATATGTTCGACAAGAGACGGAGGCTCGAACTGGCCATAGACTTCTTTGCGTAGTCCATAATTAATAAGACGGCCAGCTACGTACTGATAGTTAGGTGTTTCTTCACTAATCATATCAGCCGCGGCTTTAATAAGTGTCTCTTGAATATCAACAGTTTTTACATTATTATAAAACTGAATATGAGTTTTAATTTCAAGATCTGAGACAGAAACACCAGACAAACCTTCACACGCAAAGTTAGCTACCTTATGAAACTTTTCGAGATCGAGTAATTCTTTATCACCATTTCTTTTGGTTACATAGATTTCCATTTATTTGAAAACTCCATAGCGTTGGACCCAATTTTCTGCCAGATCCTCTGCCATAAAAATAGAGTGATTTTCGAGAAGCTCCGTTCTCTTAAGTTTTTCGTTTTCATAGAGTCGAACAACATAGTGATATTCATCTCTTGCAACAGTTGCGCGACGTTTATGATCGGGATTATAATATCGAGATAGTTCTGTTTCTTTTTTCATATTCTTTTCCACGCAGTATAAAGTAGTTTTGCTTCAAGTCCAGTAGATATATTATTATACAAAAGCTGATTAATGTCAATCGATTGGTTTTCTAATATCATATCATTGACGTCTTTTTGTTTAATCGCTTCTGGCCAAATAACTACCTTATGGTTTTTATCAATTACCTTTTGTATTTTTTTACATGTTTCTTTTGATCTTGGCTCGTTATCGTATACGAACACCGAATGTTCATTGACTAAATTCCAATCTATAGAACCACCTGCCATGGCTAGAGAATTGTCGACAAACATAGAATCAATAGGACCTTCCAATATATAATGAGTCTTGGTACGATCACAAGTATCAAGCCCGAAAATTTTTGGACTATTATTATCTATCATGATTGTAATGTACCTTATTGAGTCCGGTGCAAGTGATCTGCCCTGTATACCAATTAATTCTTTCTTTTCATTGAGAAAAGGTATAACTAACCGGGACTCGTCAGACTTCGTATCAAATTTATTAGGTACTAACGTATTAACAAACTCCTTAAATTTCGGAGCATAGTATAATTTATAATGATACGAACTTGGGATTTTACGATGCATCACATATTTTTTAAATACATGATTATGATCTAAAGATGAGATCTTTTGAAGCTTATCTAAACCAGACTTCTTTGCAAAGACAGGTGTTTTCATTTTTTCAGCAAACAACTCAGCGTCTGACTTTACTCTTTCCTTTTTAGTAAAACCAGTAGATAGCTTTTCTTTAATATATTCTTTATAGACAATAGGATCTATAGTTTGTAGAAACTTATCGATACCTAAAGTAATGTTGCAATTATGACAATGGTATAGATAACCACCATCAGACTTTTCAAAGATAAAACCACGTGCTTTGTACTTGTTCTTTTGTGAGTCACCGCAGACAGGACATCTGAAGTTGTATAGATTATTCTTAACACGCTTGAATCGGTCTAGTCTGTTAGACACCAATCCAATATACTTCTGTTCCAGCCACATAATAACATAACCAATATTGAAACCTTAGATCTATTATACCCAGTTACTCGAAAATGTCAACCGAATATTACATAAAATGTGTAGAAATTGCTCCTACTAATCCAACCATCATAATCCAAAACATTTTACTAATAACAGAAACAGTACGACTATTGTCGTCTACCTTTATAGATAGTTCATCAATCTTTTCAGACAATCGATTGACTCGTTGATAGTTAGCGTGATTATTATTTTCAATCGCAATAAGTTTTTCTTCAGCTCGTGCAAGTGATATCATTGCATCAGAAAGCTTATCAATTTTTTCTTCAATGCGATCTAATCGTTTTGTATTTGTTTCTTGGGCCATTAGTCGTTATCCAAAAAATTTGTAATTGAACTAAACGTACCTTCCTGTACGACCTCTTCTGTATCTTTTGGAAGATCTTCTTCCATGCTTCCAATACTATCTTCATAATAAATAATGATAGCTTTTTGTTGATTAATATATCTTTTTAACTCAGCTACATTAAGAGACATGTTTTCATAATCGGTAACACTGATTGCAAAGAATACAGAAGTACCGGCTTCGTTTTCAAACCTTTTTAAAAACTCGTCAATATTTTCAGGTGTAACTACATACCACTCAATATCATGCAAGTTTAAAGGCTTCGGCCGATCTTGCAAAGGAATGTCTTTAGTTACATAATCTGTCTTGAGAACGATCTTTTCTTCGATCCCAGCACAACCAATAAGGCTACTCGCTAGGAGGAACGTAATTAGGGTTTGTGTCGTTTTCAAGTTGGTCAAATATTTTGGATGTAGCATTATTAATTCTCGTCTCTATCATTCCTGGTTTTTGTAAAGCTAACGCGGTGAGATTGTGTCTCCTGAGTTTTCCAATTAATTCATCTTGATACTTTTCAGCTTCTTTAGCTCGCTCTGATAACTTTTGCATTTGCTCTTGCGCAGCTAATGCATCGGCTTGCATCCTATTAATTGTTTCTTGATTAGCCTCTGCTGCAACTTTAAGATTAGCATTATTTTGTTGTAGCACTGCTAACTTATTCTGAGTATCAGTGTAATAGAAATATCCACCACCTAACATAGAACCAAACAATAATAGTATAATTAATATTGGCATTAACTATTCCTCTTTAACATTTTAGCAATCTCACGCACCTTTTCTTTATGAGATTGTTGTGCTCTCTTTTTGTGCTTACGGTGAGCATTAGGAGGAACGCCAGGTTCACCATCTGGTCCAACGCCCATACCTGCAATCTTACCACCACCTACTACATTTGTCAATTCTTCTGTAAGAATTTTTGCTTCACCCATATAGTCGTTTAAAAGTTCTTGTAACTCTTCGACGTTATCGGCATCAATATTTTGCTCACGTAAAAGCAAGAGTGCTGCAGCAAATGACGCAACACGCGTTTTACCGAGTGGTACTTTACCCAATAGCTTTTTAAGATTAGCAAGAAGTCGATCATAATATCCCCAGCTCTTTTCTTGTTCTGGAGTACGATCTTCCTTAGATGCAACAACCTTTCCATCTTTGTCGATAACACCTGTCTTATAAGCATCCCACTTTTCAAATGGGGTTGTCAACCTACGAAGAAATTCGTAGATAAGATAGATGTCCATTACACCTTTTGGCATTAACCCTGCCCTCTATATTTTTTAAAGCTACGCTTGGTAGATTTATTCATTGACGCTCGTTTGATATTACGACGCCCAATCGAAGTCCCTTTGTTATTAGGTTCGATGATTGCTTTTCCAGCGCCGAGTGCTGATCGTTTAGCCATTAAATATTCCTCAAAGTATTAGCAACGTTTAAATCAATCGCAATCATTTCTGATTTAATATGATACCCTTCAAACTCAATGTGCATTATTGTTTCTGGCATGTATTGTAAGAAAACTAAAAACGTTTTCAACAATGGCCAATGCTTTTCTTCTATCTTAAAGAACAACATCCTTGTTGCTGCTTCGTGATGGAAAACATTATATATTGTAATTAAATGATTAAGTATTAATCTTTCGCGTAACTCGCCTTTATACTTGTATCTTGAAAAGAGTCTTTTTAGATATTTGAATCTTTTCAAATCATCATAAAATTCTTCGGTATCATAATAACTATTTGTATAATTCGCAGCTGCGTATAATAAAAAGTTTGAATCAGTCAGCGGTGTCATAATAAAACGTTGCTTTTACTTATTAACTATCTGGGAATTGAACGTCTTCAGCGTCAGTAGAGATACCGCCCTGATTAGACATAGCGACTAATGTTTCGTGAGTTACACGACCATTGCGTCCACCGGTTCCAGTAGAAACACGTACCCAGCCTGGTGCAACTGAACCTTTGCTATCTCCGCGAGCAGCAACAGCTTCTGCAGCGTCAACACCGAATACGTTATTACCAAACTCGCCAGCGCCCTTTAAGCCAGTAGCAGCGTCGGTAGTAAATTTAGGTGCAGAAGCACCTGCGTCTGTAAGTCCCCAAAGTGCCATTTTAGTTTTCCTCTTCTATGATTAACATATCTAGCATGTATTTTGATTTATTACTAACTTCTTTTGGTTTACCATTCACAACCAAATATGTTTTATTTGGATCAAAATAAAATTGTTGTCTATTATTTATTGCTTCTTGAAATGGATTAGGTATTTCCTTTTTTTCTTCAACCACAGGCTGTGACTCTTCAGTCGTTGCAGCGTTTTTCGTATTAAGATTTTTTGCTACTATGCCCATGATTACACCTTACCTTTTCTTCATTAAGCCGTGCTTGGCCATAACAGTATAAACATAGTCACGTGGATCTGTATCCATCTTTTTAACAAACTTAGCAAGTTCCATTGCCTCACCATCATCCATTAACTGAGCGGCCATCATAAAATCTTTCTTATCAATACCACCTCGCTTTTTAGCATATGCTTTTAATTCTTTTGCAGCTTTAGCAAACTTCATTTGTTGCAAACGATTTAAAGCTTCTTGTAATTTTTCAATTCCAACAAACTCGCCAATAGCAATTTCAATATCGTCAATATGATGATAGTCAACACCTTCATTGTGCTTACTTACTTCAGTTTCTTTTCTTTGCTTTTTCCAAATTGGTCGGCCGTCGGGTGTTTTTGTCTTTACCATTTTAACATCAGCATGACGCTCAACGTCTTCTCGTAAATCTTTATCTGCACCATGATAAGTACCCTTACCCTTAGTGATATAACTATTCACGCGTGCCATACCCCACTGCGATGGAGTAGTACCAGGCCTGTGGCCAGTACGCCATGCAGCTACACCACGATTATATACTTTACGTAATGTACTTACAGAAATACCAGACTTAGCAGACTTTTTCTTGAGTGCAGTTGTCACATCTTCATCTAACATATCTTCAGATACTTTAGACATACCACCACGATCATTTTTAACCCAGCCCTTTTTCTTTAGCCTTGCTAATCTATCTTTCTGAGCGTTTTGATCTTGCGCTTTACCCAATGCAGCTTTAAACATACCACGATGTGCAGCTCGGGCTGGTGATGACATTACTTCATCGACTTGTGTTTCTTTAACTTCTGGATGTTGATCAATCTTAGATTCGAACTGCGCACTCTTATTATTCTTACGATAATGATTCAGTGCTTTAAAGGCATTGTTTTTGTGTACTTGTACTTTACCTTTCTGACCACCGTGTGTAACGTAGCTGATAGTCTGATGATCTTTCTTTTGTGCTTCTTCAGGCAACTTTCTTTTATAGTTAGTAGTAGGATGCTTGGGGTTCAGACCTTTCTTTCGAGCTTTTTTCATTGCCTTCGCTTTGTCTGTTACACTCAATGCATATCCTTTCTTTGCTGAACCTGGATCGTTCTTCTTATTCATATCAGAACGTTCTTTGGCTTTCTTTGACATATAAGCACCAGCTTTACCACCACGTAATGCAGCAGTCACACCACGACCAAATGCATCTTTACCTTTGTATGCACCTTCATCGACTTGTGCTTCTTCTTTCTTCATAGCTTTCTTAATTGCCTTACGGCGATTATGAAGATACTTATCAGAAGAATCTACATCACCATCATTGTCGATGTCTGCGTCAGCTTTACCAACCGGGTCCATCTTTTTTTCTTGAATGTGGTCCTTAAGAGATTTCATTCTTCGTCCTCGTGTTTTCCAGTAATTCTTTCTCGATAATCCTGTTTAATCTTTGCTTGATTAACTCTTTCTACATCTTTGATCATCGTTGCTTTCTTTAAAATTTTTCTCAATGCTACTTTAACCTGAGCATGAGAATCTGCGTCAACATAGAATCTTGGTATACCTTCTACATCAACTGAATACTTAGCTTCATTCATTTCTCGACGAGCTTGTAGGTAAGCAGCCAACGCCATCTTTCGGCGCTTTTCTTTTGACTTACCTTTAAACTGCGGAGCATCTGAGTCTTGGAAATCTTTAATATAATCTCCAGCATCATTCTTCTTTGGATCAAGCTTTTCAGAAACCTTTTGCTTTGGTGTTTTCTTTTTCATATATTTAGTACCTTTATCAGTACCCCATTCATGACCACCTGGCTTAGCATTATATGTTTCACCACCACAACTCGATTCACCATACATTTTGCGATACTTGAGAGTATGCTTAGATAACTTAGTTTTTGCACGAGCATCACCCGGTGCTTTTTTGTAAGCGGCCGGATTATCATCATCCATTTTCTTGCCTTTTTCAAAGTGACGAGCACGTGCAGTCTTTGTAGACTTCTTTAGACCTTTATAATAGGAAGCAGGTTGAGTACCCTCCCTATCTTTAATGTCTTTATCTTGAGCGACTTCAGTCTTCTCGCTGATCTTCTGTCGGAACTTCTTCATCTGGAGTTTCCATTTCTGCTTGTGGTTGTTCGAGTTCTTGCTCTGGTTGATCGACTGGTTCTTCTACTGGAACATCAATCTCTGCTTCCGGTACATCGACCTCAGGTGTTTCACTATACTTGCCATAACGATCTTCGAGATCTTGTTGATAAAGGTTTTGGTTCTTCATCATAATATCTCTGACTGCGGACATGAGTCCAGCATGTTGTGATTGCGTATCTTTCAAATCAGCCATTGTTTTCTCCTTCACTCTTTTGTTTACAATGATCTAAATACTTACGAATAGTTTGTTTAAATCCTTTTCGTGTCCAAATATTATTTACCATTTTATTAATATCGTTTTTTGCTTCGGTCATACGATTTTTTGTTTTGGTATCACGAAGACGTGCACGATCCATGATTCGATCATGCTTAACTTTGTCAGCTTCTTTCTCGCGCTTAATTCTTTCTTTTGCCTGATCTTGCGCTGCAGTTGATTCTTTAAAACTTTTAAAATTTTTCATGTTCGCCAACTATATCCTTTACTAAATCTTCTTTTACCATTACGACAGCTCTGCCGTTTTCTATTGGTGCTCCAAACATTTTCATGGGATGAATACCATATCTCCATTCTTTATAATATTTAGAACCCAATCTCCTATAAACTTTATAAGCACTATCGCTAAAAGCACCCCAAGCTAAAACTCTTGGTCTATTTTCTAATGCCCACTGTAAACAAAAATCATAAACAGTAGAATATATTTTAAATACATCACCCATTCCATTTAGTATAACATGCTTATGCTTTTCTGGTTCAGGTGTATCTATTGGACCACGATCAAAGTTAAACTCGTATTGTGGTCCTTCAATTCCTAATAAATTAGTATGTTCTTCTTTACGTATAATATGTAAACGTAAAAGAGATTCATCTGGTAAAATAATTTCTGAATTCCACCAATGATTTTCTATCTGATAAATCTCAAACTGATAAGGTCGATTAAACATAATATATATTCCCTTTTATTTACTTCAACTATTCTCCACTAAAATTAAATCAAAAGTTGCACCGCAGCCAACTGAACCTGAAGTATCAACATTAACTTTAATATCTGTTTTTTCTGTAAACACAAGAGGAACTGAATAGTTGTAATTTACTGGGTTACCACCTTGTGAACCAAATTGACCTTTAAGATTAAATCCATTGCCAAATGGACGAGCAAATATTTTATACTTAACTGGAGCATTTGCTTTATCCATCGTTCCCATAAATTGCATAAGATATCCGGTCTTTCCAGCTGGAATTGTATAAACTGCCATCAATGTTTGACCATTCCCATTTAAGATTTTAGCAACAACTGTACCATTAATAGAAACGCTAATGTCTGTTGTATTATTTGTTGTGGCCATGCGAGCTCTAAATACTCGTGAAAATGTTTCGGTTGTCGTAGCGCCTACTGCAACATTAACTGTTTGTAAATTATAATCAGCATCTAATCCTTGAACTTCAACTAGATCACCATCGTTGTTTGTATTACCACCGGCGACACTGACAACACCTGCTGCAGGGTATGGATATTCTGCAGTGGTTCCATTATGATCCCATATAGTACATGCACCATTAATATCAGAGCCTGTATATCCAAACTTATTAATATGAGAATAGCCGTCTACTAAGCCGGCTGCAATCGGAACGTTAGAAGCAGCTCCAAAAGTATTAATGATATTTCCATCTTTGTCTGCAAGCATAATTGCTTCAAAGATCGTAGTCCCATTTGATAGATATTCGTTTGTATCGATTCTATACTGTGCCATCTTTATCCACCAAACTCGTGACCAGCAACTCGTTTCATTTGCTTATTGAATTCTTGCTGAGAAGGTTTCTCTTTATATAACTTAATGCTAATCTCTGGTCGATCTTTACCTTTGATTCTCCAGTTATATCCTTTGTCTTTATGTTCTTTACTTGTTGTTTTAACAACTCGTCGCTTATATCCTGCTTCCCAAGATTCAGATCCTTCAACCAGATCACCAACCTGTTTTGTTGATACCCAAACTCTCCCACCCTGTTCTTTACACTGAGCGAGCATTTCTTCTTTAGTACCAACAGCAGTCACTTTCCTATCCATCACGAGAGCGTAATGACATTTATCACTACCAATAGCATCTTCACCGACTTTAATCGTCTTAACCTGCTTTTCTTCCGGCACGCAGTTAGGTACCATCTTACCTTTCTTTTTCTTCATACCAACCTGCTTATAACCAGACCAGCATGCTTCGACGTATTGTTTAAATGTTTTCATTGATTCTTATCTTTAAGTCGTTAACACCTTGAATAACACGATGATACATCATCTTTGGTATATAGTAATCTTGTCCTTCAATTAATTCGACAGGTAGTTGTCCATTATATTGTAGTTGCCAACCCTGTCCACTTAATATTGTAATCGTTCGATCTTCTCGATCTCTGTGCCATTCGTGTTCTTTTCCAGCGGCTTCACACAGGATCGTACGTAATCCACTCGAACCGTTAGTATACGGCTTTACCAAAAACCACCCCCACCACCTTCTAAACCAAGCTGCTTAGCGTAGCGAGGTAAACGACACGCCCAATATCCAGGACTCGTCTTGTCGGTCTTCTGCGCGCACTTGTGGCGCGCCGCGAAACTCGCACGGGCTTTTGGATCATTAATCTTTGCCTTTAATCCAGAAGTATCACCGAACGTTACTTTCTTCACGTTACCAGTCTGTGGATCCTTTACATAAACATAGAACTTCTTTGGTCCACCGCGCTTTGGCTTATTCAACTCAACATCTTTCTCTTCCATTACATCATCAACCATCGGTCGATCAAGCGGGACCATACGATTCTGAAACAATCCAAACTTTGGTCGACTTGCAATCTCATGATTTAACTCATCAAAGGCGTACTCTTCGACGTCTTTCTCAGTCTCTTCAGTTAGCCAGTCTTTCTTATACCCTCGGTACAGGTCTCGCAGTTCAGATATATCCACCCCCCACCGGTCTGATTTCTTCTGTAGATTCTGTTCTACCTTCTTCGGTATGCTCTGAATCAACGTTTCTTCTAGCACGGTATCGACGG